TGTACGCCTGGACTTCGAGGGGCATCTGGGCGATGGCCAGGTCCTCGTCAGCCTCGCGCATTGGCGCCGTAAACGTTAGGCGCTTGGCACGAAGATTAAGCAGTTGCTCAGGTAGCTCCAAGATGTCCACGATTAAATCATTGATTTGAGCCTCCGCTATCATTTTAGCGGATATTTCCTTGGTGTCTTGCATTGACTTTCTCTCTTTCCGGGGGTATAATAGAGGTGTGTGTTATCCCTCTTTTTTCTCTTTCTCTCTATGAGCCGGCGGGCGACCTCGCCGGCTCGCCGCTTTTACCACGTTGCTTTCCGGGGAGGAGGACTTCCCCCGAAGCGGATGTAGCCCAGGATATATGACTCCGTTTCTGGATATGCTCGCAGTAGCGCCATGAGTACCCGTACTCCGGGCCTTCGCTCGCCGGCGTAGATGTAGTTCAGCATGGTCAGTGTGATTCCCAGGCTGCGCGCCATTTTCGCCGCGTTACCTGCACAACATTCCCCCTGTATTCTTTTCATGGTCGAAATAAGCTCTTCTAGTCCGTTCATTAACCCTCCTGTTATTTGATCTTCCTACATTATACAACGTAGGTTTCAAAAAGTCAAGCCTCAAACCTTAAAGATTCTGGTAGTGTATAATATACACAACCATGAATAGATTCAAGGTGTTTCGCCTTCGCCTTCTTCGGCTGCCGCTGGCTCCGAGGTTGTGGCTTTGGTGGCGGCTTCGGAGGCTGAGTGAGGGTGACACCCGCAAGGTGCTACGGGCGATTTCCGAGGTCGATGGGCCGCGCGCTTGCGGAGGGCAAATTGATCGAGCGTCCCCTGAGTAAAGTACAGGCTCTTCCCGAATGTTCCATCTGGCTCCAGATCCTTAACGTGGTATAGGTGGTATTTGATTGTAACGGCGGCCAGGCCCAAATACCCGGCCGCGTCCCGAACGCTGTATAGTTTGTTCATAGCTTTTTCTCCTTGGTTGTATTATACCACATGGGTCGGGGTTTGTCAAATGGCGTGCAGTTATTTTGGGCTATTGGGGTATGTGTTTCATCTATGGTAAAATGTTTTAAGGGCCCGTGTGGGATTATGATAATCGCAATAGATCGTGAGAGTTGACTTGACATTTGACCCAGACGATGTATACTGTACACAAGTGCAAGCTGAGCCTGCGGTAGAACAACGTTGCTTGACCGATGAACAAATACGCCAGATAGAAGCGATGCTTGCCAGAATGAAAAGCTCGGGCCTCGTTACAATCCGCGTCCGCAAAGGACGTATTAAAGAGATTGTTGCAAAAGTATGGTACTGAGTGAGTACACAGTGGACGGCGACTAGTGTGGACTCGTTTCCCGGTCGTGCCTTAACAGGCATGGCTTTTTTTATTTTACCTTGCCAATGGTATACTATGTACCACACGTTACACTTGCGGCTCCTTTGGCTCATGTTTCGCCTGCCGCTTCTGCGGCACTGGTGGACAGCGCGGCGGGTGAGGCGGCTGAGCGGGCAGGATGCGGCGCGGGTGTGGTGGGCGATGATGGAGGAATGTGACGAATTGACACCCTGCAAAACAGGGCAAGTACAGGGCAATGGCTAAAAGCAGCACGTCGTTTAAACCTGGTGAAAGTGGAAACAGGGAAGGTAGGCCACGCAAGGGGCGCTCTTGGGCTGATCTATTACGAATCGAAGGCAATAGACGGATAGAGGGCGAAGATGGTGAAAAAGGCAAGACGAAAAAGCGAAAGCTAGCAGAGGTGGTGTACGAATGTGCGCTTGCTGGAGACATTGCCGCGGCAAAGGTGATCTTTGAATACATTGACGGTAAACCGGCACAGATAGTCCAGCACGAAGGCGGCGACCAACCTATTCATGTCAAAATCCTACGCGGCGTATCAATGGATGACCTGTGACAGAGTACCAAATCATCGAGGTCGTACCAGATAGTAAGGTGGGCTTCTGCCCAAGAGGCGCGGCGGCTGAATTGTGGCGCTGCAAGGATCACGAGGCCATAATTGCCGGGCCTGCGGAGAGCGGCAAGACGATCACCTGTCTTCAGAAGCTCGACGCGTTAGCGTGGAAATATCCAGGCTTACAGGCGGCGATGGTGCGCTTGACCTACAAGAGCATGGCCGGGAGCGTGTTGCAGACCTATGAAAATAAGGTACTAGGCCGGGGCTCGCCGGTTAAGGTATATGGCGGAAGTAAACCCGAATGGTATGACTACCCCAATAAGTCCAGGATATGGCTTGGAGGGATGGACAACCCAGACAAAGTGCTGTCTTCTGAGCGAGATGTGATTTACGTCAACCAGGCGGAAGAGCTGATACTGGATGATTGGCAAACGCTGGCTACGCGTTGCACCGGCCGGGCAGGCAACATGCCATACCCGCAGCTCTACGGAGACTGCAACCCCGGACCGATGCATCACTGGATATTAGAGCGGGCTAAGTCTGGAAGATTGACATTGCTAAAGTCCGAGCACAAAGACAATCCAACGCTATACGACACAGCTACTGGCCTATGGACCGAGCAGGGTCTGCGGGCAATGGAAATCCTGGACGGCCTGACCGGGCCACTCCGGGCGCGGCTCCGTGACGGGAAATGGGTGAGCGCTGAGGGCGTTGTCTATGAGGATTTTGACTATTCAGTGCATGTCAAGGAGCATCCAGGGCCGTTTAAATATTATGTAGCTGCGCTTGACGAAGGTTACACAAACCCGGCGGTTATTCTGGTTGCAGGCGTGGATAACGATGATAGGCTCCACCTCGTGGAAGAGTTCTACCGCCGCCGCGTGCTCCAAGGCGATGTAGTTGCTGAGGCTGGCCGGTTGTGTGCCAGGTATGGCATAGAATCATTATTCGCAGACCCGTCAGCGGCGGGCTTGATTGCTGATATGCAGGCGGCAGGGCTGCCAGCAATGCCGGCAAATAACGACGTTGCACAAGGAATCCAGGCCGTCAAGGCGCGCCTTGCACTGAGCGGGGATGGACGGCCACGTTTGACCATTGACCCCTCTTGTACTAATACCATTACAGAATTTGAGTCCTATATTTGGAAAGCGGGAAGGCATGGGCTGAAAGATGAGCCGGAAAAGATGAATGACCACGCACTCGACGGGTTGAGATACCTCGTGCTGGAATTGGACGGCGGCTACCGCGGCTCCCTCCTCCTCTGGGGCAGCGACTAATGCAAAGCGTCAAGCTCTACACAGGCTCGGCTTTGAAGACGCTCACCAATGCGCAAATAATGGATCCATGGAGCGATTGGGATACTGCCAACGAATCCGACTTCACCGTCACCAAAGCCAACAAAACCGTCGCCTGGTTCTACCGCTGCGTCGTGCTGCGCGCCTCGGCAGTGTCTAACATGCCATTCATCATTGAGAAGAACGGCAAGAAAGTAGAAGACTGGCCGTACTTCAACACAATGAAACGCCTGCTATATCTGACTGAGGCGTCATTATGCCATGGCGGGGATGCATACTGGCTCAAGCAAAGCAACCGGGTGAAAGACCTGGGCTGCCGGTGGCTGGCACCGAGTACCATGCAGTTTGAGGCTGACAGCGTAAACGGCCTGACTAGTTTTGAGAGAACGGTTGGCGGCAAGACCTACAGCATCAGCCCTGACCAGGTGGTGTACTTCTGGATGCCTGACCCAAACATCGAGGTCGGGCCGGGAATGGGGCCGGGTGAAGTAGCACTTCAAGCCGCCGGTATCGCCAGCTCAATCAACGAGTTTAGCGATGCGTTCTTTAAGCGCGGCGCAATCCCAGCGGTGCTGCTGACCGTCGAAGGCAACCCGTCGCCTGCTGAGCTGAAAGAACTGCGGGAATGGTGGAGGAAGTTACTCCGAGGTGCCAAGAATGCGTGGGAGACTATAGCGGTTCGGGCGCAGGTCAAGCCACAAATCATCCAGCAACCGGCCAAAGACCTAGCAATGCCTGAGCTAAAAGCCGGGGCCCGCGCCGAGATCGCCGTTGCGTTTGGCGTGCCTGAGACGATGCTGGAAGAGAGCGCGGCGAATTATGCGACGGCCGTAGCGCACCGCAAATCATTCTACACCGAGACCATCATCCCAGAATGTGGCCTTATCGAAGACACAATCAACGAACAATGGCTCAAAGAGCAAGGCTTGCGTCTTATCTTCCAGCCGGAAGAGCTCGAAGTCATGCAAGAGGACGAGGCGCAGCGGTCACTGTCCGTCAAGAACCTGGTCGATGCAACCATGCCTCTTAAGGCCGCGCTGATCCTCCTTGGATATGATATACCGGACGAGGTGCAGTTGATTCTCGATGAAGAAAAAGTAGCCAAAGAAGAGCGGCGTGAGCAAATGGCAGCACAGCTTCAAGCATCGCCAACACCGCCGGCCCTACCGGCACCGCAAGCGCAACCTCCGCCACCTGTGCCCGCCAAAAGCAACGGACACGGCGAAGTCGAAGCCGACCTTGAGCGCTGGAGGCGCAAGGCCCTCAAGGCATTGAGGGCCGGGAAGCCTGCCGCCGTCTTCTTTGAAAGCGACGCGATACCGGAAGGAATAGCGGCGGCCATACAAGCCGGGCTGGAGTTGGCCGTTACGACTGACGGGATCAAAGAAGTATTCGCGGGTTTGATTAGCCGCGAAGCCGCCGAGCTTCGGGAAGTAGCAACCCAGCACCAGGTAGCGACGCTGATACTGTCAAGAGCATTAGCCGAGATGGAGGATATACAGAATGACGCGCAAGAACCGGGCTGACCCTGGGATATGCTTTGCGGTGGAAGACGAAAACGGGGCCAGAATACAAATTGGATGGTACAACGAGACGCCCGCCGGCACGCCTTTCTGTGACCGGATTCATGTAATTATTGAGTCGGAGAATGAGGAGCCGCGCGGCTGGACCATGACGACCAGGGAGGCAGAACACCTTATAACCGGCCTGAAATATGCGCTTGAGTTGGTTGTGGACAATCCTATGCCAGCCGACACATGCACCTCGGATGATGGTTGCGGCAACCGCATCGAAACATGCCCCGGCAACTTCTGGAGGATAAGGGAATAAGGCATGAGTAACCACCAGGAACGACGCGCCTACGAGATAGCCGTAGCCGCTGGCATTATGCCCGCTGACGTAGAAGACGCCTTGCGGGATGCGCGCCAGGCTGAGCAACGTCTGCCCAGCGCCCTCGATATGGAGGCTGACGGGGAAGTCACGGGCGGGGACATAGAGCGCGCGCGCGCGTGGTGGATGTTCAATGCGCCGGCTGAGTATGTGCGCCTGTTGACGGCGGTAGAACGTGCCTAGCGGCGCGCCGGTCGGCCTGCCGGGTTATGCCTTTAACTCAAAGGCCAACCGCTATATAAGAGTAGCGACGGGTAAGTTTGTCAAGCGGGCGGCGATCAA